TTTCATCTGGGAATTGATAATCCGTGTACTTGTTGACAATGATTTTCCTTATTTCATCAGGTGACACGATACCATTAGTTAACAATGTCATCAACATGGTTACTTCAGTATTATTGGCTTCTTGATTCGTTTTGTTAGTAGTTGCTACCTCGATTTCACTTGGCATCCATAGTGGATTAAATACGATATGCCAAGTATCGGGTAGTTTATCAGTATAGCTACGCTGTATATACAAAAGTGAAATGATTTTCTCTAAACAAGGTTTGGCAATTACTTGCTGGATGTGTGATACCATGCCGTAATAAGATTCAAGATCACCAGCGCCAGTAGCATTAAGGCCGGTTGTTGACTTTCCGAAAAGAATAACAACAGGGATATTACTACTAGCCGATAGTGCGGTTTGATACTCTTGAATAACCGATTGTACACCATCTAAACCTAGGTTTTCGATAGTATAACTATCTTTGGCATCAACTACCACTGAATTTAGGTTGCCACGCACCAAATCTACTAGATTTATTCGTTTCGACACCTGATCATCAGCTTGTTCGGCAAATAGATCGCCCAAGCCTTCCATTTGATAAATACCTTGTTGCTTCCTTTCCAATAGTCTAATAGTCCATTGTAGTGCTTGATCGTAACGACTTAGATCATCTATGCAACCTTCTAGTGCCGATCGACCAATCCAAGCTAAACCTTGTCTAACAGATTGTTTCAGTGGCAACGGTTCGCCACTCATAAAGATTAGTCTAGTTTCATGCACCCGAAACTGACTGACTCCTGGCGGGGAAATGTCATAGTATTCTACTTGACCAAACTTGATTAGATCGTTTACATCAGTATACAAGTATTCAGTAGGTTTGATGCAAGTAATGTCATACACTTTTAGTTCGATGATTTCATCTATAGTATCATAGTTCAATGGCGTACCAAAATCTCCGCCATCTTTAACAATTATGAGTATAGCTGCGCCACCATACAAACGAGTCCAGCGCACAGCATCGGACATTCGACTATATACAGACAATCGATCAATTTCATCGTATATACTGCCTTCTTCATCGCCTTCGATGATTAGTCCACGTTGGAAACAATCATCACTCGGGCGATCAATGATCTTTTGGGCTATTCCACTTCCAACATAAATATCAGCATAGTCATATAGTGCAAATCTACTAGCCCAGAAACGATCTAGTCCACGTCGCCAACTACCACCTTTATAGAAAGTGTTAGATGTACGATCTAGGCCAGCAGTATTCAGCCCAGACAAAATGTTCTGGAAACCATCATATCTGGGCTGAATTGCATTCATACTATTAGTTCTGCTTACGCGCGCGAATCATACCAAGTCCAAGCAAACCTAGGCCAAGAATACCTAGACTTGCCGGCTCGGGTACTGCGGCAGTAGTTGCACTAACAGTGCCAGCGAATGCGGCAGTAAATCCATCAATAGTTGCACCATCAATCGACAATACTGGCGTTACATTAGTAAATGCCAGTGAAAACGACGATGGAGGCTGTAGATCACTTGTCGGAATAATATCACTGGTAAGTGATAGGAAATCCGGCGGACTGTTAGCGTTTACTACCAATCCTGGCCCACCAAGCGCACCGAATGCGGCATCACTAAATACACCAGAAAGATAATTAGTGCCACCACAGTTAATTGCACTACTAAAACAGAAATTACCATCATAGTGCTGAATAACTGCGCCACCCACTTGTACCGCAGGATCATTACTTGTTGCAGTCATGCTATAGTAAGCATTGAATGCACCACCACCACCGAAACTATTGACACCTGTTACGGCATCATCAACAACAATAGTGGTAGTTACGCTATTATCAGTGGCAACAACAGTGTTAATGCTAGCATTTTGTGCGAATGTAGCAATAACCGTTGCATTTGATTGACTAACAAAGCCAATCAACGTTACTGTAGCCAACAACAAAGCCTTTGTCATGGGCATATACCTTTATGATTTTGGTTGCGGGGTTGCTGGCAATCCCTGATTTGGTCTATTAGCAGAACCAGGCAAACTATTATCGGCACCGGGTTGATTGCCAGGAAGTTCATTACTTGGCCGATTTATACTACCCGGAAGTGTATTATCTACAGACAGATTTGGATCGACAGCGACATAACGCCAACCATAGCCGGGAATCCATACTACTACCCAAAATGTAGTAGAACCGGGCAACGAATTATCTGGTCTAGTTGGTTGACCGGGCAATGTGTTATCTGGTCTACCACCACTTCCGCCAGGAAGTGTATTATCTGGCATTCCTGGCAAACCTTGATCTGGTCTACCACCACTACCACCCGGCAATTCATTACTTGGCCGATTTGGATGTACTGGCGGCCAAATAGTGCCAGGAGGTACACTAGTTCCCGGTGGAATTGGCACAATCGGATGTGAAATAACCGGAGGTGGAAACACTCCTGGCGGTGGAATTGGCAAACTATTGTCAATTCCAGGCTGTTGTCCTGGCAATCCCTGATCTGGCCGATCACCAGTTACTTCGACAAAGAAACCAAATGGCATTGTTACTACTCCGATAGTGCTAGTCTACGCGCATAGTCACTTATTTTAGCTGCTAATTCAAGAAAAGCACCACTAGATGCATCAACATAGTCATCATGATTACTATCAGGGAAATTTTCCATTTCCGTCAAGTAATCATTATTCCAAGGGCCAGCTACTACATCAACGTTATTAGCTTGCCATTGCGAAGATAGTGGTTCGGCTCTAGTAACTTTAGGCCCAGTTTCCCTAATTGCTTTTACTTTATACCCTGACAGAAACGATATAAGACTAGATGCTTGGTCTTTACCAGCTTGGCCAGGATCTTGCGGAATTATAGTAGTTAGACTGCGACTCCTGGCGTGATCCTGTGAGAGTATATTCTTGATAATCTGCCGTACATCACTGGCATTTTCTCTTATATTAATGCCATCGGCAATAACAATGCGCCCGTTTTCGCGTCTACCCATAAGTACCGATGCAGTAGCGTCCGGACTAGGGTTAGCTTCACTAATAGTAGTGGCAGCTAAATCCCACTTTCGTACCCATTGCTTAACATCGGTCGGAATTGCAGGTAGTAGATTGATTTTCATTTTTGGAAAGTAACTACCTGCTTGTTCTTTAACTTTCCAATTACCGTTTAGTAGCCGTTCTCTGTCTACTCTCCCCATTATCATTAGGTTAGCCATATACCCAGGATCGTTGTCCATGAGTATCTTGTTGTCAGTTAGCTTAGACGGAATAAATGTTAGAGACTTAGGCTCTAACATGGGGAATTTGTCAATCAACTCCTGGCGGGAATCCGACCAATGCAATACATCATCTAGTTTGATGAAGTAACGAACTATACCACTACGTTCTTGTATTGCATATCCAGTATCTTGATCGATCCACCAAGCAATGATGTTAGCAACCCAACTATCCGCATCGGGATTAGTAGTTGCTCTTATGTAAGGGCGAATTGCACTAACACTACGATTGCGACTAAGCATATACCAGAACTGCCGTTCAGTGAAATGCGTTAGTTCATCGTAACCAATAAATGGGATTTGGCTACCTTGCCAGGATAGTAGATCAGCATCACCAGACAAATGATTAAACGATACCGATGCGCCACTAGGAAAAGTCCATTTCGGATATGGACTAGACATAGGCGATGCATCTAACTGGCCATAAATGCCGAAAGATGTATCGTATAATCCACCTTCAGCGCGTACTTGAATAGCTTGTCTTCTAAATATTACGCCACCGAAATCTGGATTATTCATATGTCGGCATGGCTCTAGTAATAGAGCATAACTTTTGCCACCACCAGCCGCACCACCATAGATCGCAATATCAGCTTTTGTTGCCAAAAAATCTGATTGCGGCCCAGGTTGCGGCATTAGCGCATTAGTAGTGTCAACGCCATCTAACAATTATGTTTCGCCCCCGATATCAACGCAGGTCTGCGTTGATTACCCATCTGAATCAATTATCTTACCAGTATTAACACTTCTCCCGTTATCTGGCAGTATTACTACTCGACTTTGTGCGCCAGCAGAGTTATCAGAAACCACATGATGTTGCCTAGGTTTACCGAATCCTCTACTTAAAATCATTTCACCAGCCCGCAATCTAGTTTCTGGTGCCATTTCGGGATCGCGATAGATATCTCTGGCCATATTGATGATTTCGTCGGCACCAATACGGCATTCTTGCATTAGATCGCGCAATGTCCAAATGCGCGCTAGTTGTTGATGCGGTTCAAAACCATCAGGCACTGAGATATTCCTTGAACCAAATCAGTACTTCATCTTTAGTCTTGGTATCACTAGCCTGATACTTTAGTTTATTGGCTTGTAACCAACTACTCCATAGTGGTAAACTAAAACAATGATAGCCAACTAGCTTGTTATACTTAATCACGCCAATTAACACAAAACACTTACCGCCAGTTCGTTGCCATTTCGCTAACCACGCACATTGCTCCTGGCGCAATTCCGTCAACAAGTAGTAATCACTTAAGTTAGCGAATACTCGTTTCAGTTCACACGCAACGATTACACTGTTAGGCGTCTGAATTAGGCGATCTGGCCAACCACTTTCCGCAGTATTATTCGGTATCCACAGACTATACTCTTTGAATATACTAGTAAATTCTTTAGCTATGTCGGTTTCTCGGATCATTCGCCTTCGGTACAGTTCTTCGGACGTTGGCTCAGATTACCCTCCTGGCAAGGGCCGTCAATCGCATTCCTTCAAAAATCGTCATTCTCACGGATACGTGATCAATATTCTCCTGGCTCGGTATGAAGGTATGCAAGGTATGCGACATTTCGCTGTGCTCATAGGCTATACGGAAAATAAGAGAGAGCCAAAAACCCGTTTAACACTACTGCTTAGTGTAACAGCACAGCATATTCATCCATACCTCCATACTTTTCCGAAAAAATTGAGCAATTTCAATGTGTTCTTGCGGTATGTTTACATATCATCTCAAACATACCTTTGCATACCTCACATACCTGAGAGAAAATGCGCCGCCAGGAGAAACGATTATTCTACTAGTGATTGAATAAATTCCTCCCACGGCAAGTTACCTATGTAATGATAATTATAAGAATTTTCTACTTCATCAGATTTTTTACGTCTTGGAACCGGAACACGTCGTTGCCCATTGTCCATATTAAAATAACGCTTTAGTATTGATTTTATTTCACTGCGATATTTACTTTCTTTGTCACTTGAATACCAAGTGTTAGCATCACCAGCCTGCAACCATTCCAGTATTTCATCAATTTTAATTCCTTCTTGCCAGCCATCCGCGCCAGGAGTGAAGTAAACTGCTCGATCTTTTACTCTAAATAGCTTAAGCAACAAATAATAAAAATTCGGCTTAATTTCTTGTTGCTTAATCAACTGTTGCTGTAGTTCTTCTTCTTCTATTGTTAGTTCTGGTGTTTCTCCATGATCCCACAAATACTTAGCCTGTGCAAATAATTGTGGTAATTCGGCTTCTATTGCTTCTCGATCAAATTTAGTTACTGCAATTGGTACGAAACGAGTTCCACCACTAGTACCTAGGTAGTATTCCATTGAATTGGATGTTACGATAAAAATACAACTTCTACCAATACCCTCTACGTTATCCTCACGCATACGCCTGAAATTATCATATTTCTGTGTAAGAAACGATTTAATCTGATTATCGTTACGAACACCAAGTCCACCTGTATCCGGCAATTCTACTACCATGCGACCTTCTAGTTTGCGACCGATTTCTTCTTCACTAGTATTTCTATTGAAGGTAAATTCAAGAAAGAACTTCAAATGAATATTTAGTTTTTCTGCTAACCATGATTTACCGATTTTCTCATCACCAACTAATACAACAGTAGTACGAAATGGAAATCCTGGCTTAAATGATCGCGCCATTATACCTAACATAATCGCTTTCATTGCCAAACGCGATGCGGCGGCATCTCTAACACCAGCATGTCTATGCAATACATCGAAACGATCTACGCCATCCCATTCAACTAATCCATTTGTGAAATGATCACGAACAACATTTATTCTATTGTCGTTGGCAACGACATTAATAGAATCTTCCAAAGTCATCCAGCGCATTTCTTGTTCAAAGAAATTTGCCATATAATACTTAAGCGCAGACCTTTGATATTTCATTTCTGTTGGTAAATAAATTATTGAGTCAGTTTCCTTTTCTTTGTGATTTACATGATATTTCATAGTAAAAGCATTCTCTACTGAGTAAGACCAAGGCAATTTGTATTCACCAAACACTTCAAAGTAATTCTTGTTGGTATATTCATCGTACACCACTCGCAAATACTTGCTCTTTTTCAATATTTCAACAAGTGATTGTTGCGTAGGTGTTGGTTTACCTTTATCATCGACAGATAGTTTAGGTGGATCATTTTCATCGATCCAATGTGGTTTCATTCGATCCAGACGCATTTGCGCCAGGAGATTCGTTACTGCACTAGCAATTTCGGCTCTGATTAATTTGATAATTCCTCTTGGGAAATTAGCTACTATCGTTTCTATAACTACTTGATATTGATACTTATCTTCTTCTAATTGAGCCACTAACAGAGGAATTACTACTCTACGATTTTCATTGAACCATTGTTTCGCTTCTGATTGATCACTCATCTTATTTAATGAATCGAGTATTTGTTGCAGTTCCGGTGACATTAAAATTCCCCCGCATTCTTGTTAACACTCATTGCAGCAATACCCTTATCGACAGCCCATTTAATCGTTTCGATATCTTTCTTAGTATCGCGTGGACCACGCCAGTTATCACATTCAGCATATGCTTTATCTATTACTTCATCTCTATCGAAATGACCTTGACCGACTAGTTTACCAAGTGGAATACATTCGTTTATTAAGCCAGGATGCCGATAGCCTACATCCAGCAAACCTATTCTATTATAGTGTGCATTGGCATTGAGTATAGCTCGATCTTTGTTATAGACAATTTCCGGCGCACCACGCATATTCCAATGATCGGTTATTCTTACATCAATACCTTTATCTTTATTGAACATTGATGGTAGCCAAACAATACGGCTTTTATCTATCATTGGATCAATACCCAATGGAGCCGCAGTATAGATTATCTGTGCTGGATTAAGAATAGCTGGATCACTAACGCCTTTAGTATCAC